GGGAGTTAGACCAAGACCACCTTGGGATTCCGTAGCGAACCATGGGATGGAGTATGTAGAGTAGGGGCCAGACAAGACGTTATTTTGCATGAACATCTTATGCACTGTCGGGCGAATTGAGAGGGGATAGAGACCATCAAAGAGGTCACGGTGTCGACTACCTATGGTCCCGTTGCGGGAAACATCGGCATTCAAGTCAGAGGGTTTGCCCGAGGCATTAGACCTTCCTAGACCTTTGACCAAACCCATGTTAATATAGGGGACATGGACAAGACGACCGTTCTGAAGAGTGAAAGACGTAGAATTAATGTTTAAATAAGTCGCGGAGGTGTAGACCTTGCCCTGAGAAGGGACGAGACCAACAAGAATTGCACAATCAGCCCAAACTGAGGAAAAGAGAGGAGGAGCGGAAACCGCACCATCATCACCATTAACCAAAGCAGGGACAGCAGACAACTCCAACTCACGACCTACCACCAACTCATACGCCCGTCTAATCACAGAGCCATTCACCACACACAAAACAATAAAACTCACAATACTACCCATCAATTGTCCCCATTCTTGCTTGACAGCAGGGCATTTACAGCGCTTATGCTTAACACACTCAATCGAGTGTCCTGTCAAGGCCTTCAAGAAAAGGGCCCTCAAATCATCCGGCAAACCAATAGCATCAGAAATTGCGTGCACACATCGTTCCGAGGCCTCCGGATCAAGAAAATCAGTCGCGCTGCTGTAGTCCAAAGAATGGAATACATCAGCGACAGCTCGTTCACCAAACTGGTTAATGAGCATCTGATTCAACTTTCCAGGAGACACCGTCTCACCGATTAGGGCGAACATCGGATGGCTCCGAAGAATACGATGTAAGAACTTCTGAAGTGGCTTAAGCGTAAAATAAGTCAGAGGTGGTCCTTTGGAGATAACCCTTATTTTCAAGGGTTCCGCCAACGCCACCAACTTGACTCTCGCTTCTTCATTGGCCGCCTTCCTACGTGCAGAGTACCAGACCCTGGAATACTCTATGTCTAAGGCACGTCGGAATTCCTTCTTCACTTTCACCCTCACCACCTTCTCCTCTTCAATCATCTCTTCCTCGAACTCAAAAGCACCACCATATACCTTCCTAACATCTGATTCATAAGGTCGGAATTGTCCGTCAATCATCTCAGTAGGATATTGTTCCGAAGAAATGATACCTGAATCAATAAGGGCACCATAAGAACCGAGTTCTCTTCTGGTGTTCGTGTAATTTGACTTACATGAAGGGGCATAGGGGTGGACAAGATCTTTCTCTCGAATCTTGTGTTGTGAAAAGAGTTCATAACACGTCCTGCTAATCTCCTGCAACATATCTGTCTTGACTAAGGGCCGGTGGGTCTGATCCCACGATTGATTGTCAAGGACAGTTGTCTGGACTATAGGAACAGGACGTGGAGTTGTGAGTACTTTCTTCGTCGCCTCAAGGGCAAGACGCAACATGTTT